GTGTTGTACTCGGCTCCTGTTTTGTCCCCGATTGCAAATGTAGGAGTAGCCGTATAGGATCCTCCGGGGGATTTTAAGTCTTCTGTCTTGTCTGTCATCTGGTTTTCTCCTTATTCTTTACTACCCTTCAAGGGGTTTTGGTGCCAAAGACGGGAGTCGAACCCGTACGAGGAAACCCTCAGCAGTTTTTAAGACTGCAGCGTCTGCCATTCCGCCACTCTGGCTTGTTTTTTACTACCCCTCCTCGTGGAGGATGTGTAATTGGTGGGCCAAGCAGGATTCGAACCTGCAACCAAATCGTTATGAGCGATCTGCTCTGACCTTTGAGCTATTGGCCCTGATTGTCTTGATCGTCTCAACAGCCTCAATTACTTGCTTTGCTGCTTCGAGTGCCTCGTCAAAACCCTCAATGTCTGTCTCAGTTAAATTACCATCATACAGCAAGTGATCCGCATACTGACGCATGACTGTACTTGCCTGACTGCCTAGATGCTCTCTCATGTCGCTCATAACTTACCTCGTAAATACCAGCGGAGCATTTACCCCGCTGGTATCTATTATACACGACTTAGTACATTCGATCTTCTGGAGTACGCAGGTAGTTGTAATAGCCGAGATACTCGTCTAACCGAAGCACATCTCCGTACTTCGCGGCGTACTCGGCCATGATACCGTCTGCTACGTAATCCATTGAGTAGCGAAGAGTCTTCATTAATCTCCCCCTCACCATGTAACATGACGTATCAATGTTTCCAACTTGCGGATAAAATGGCGGAGTAAGACGAATACTGTTGTTTCTCCAAACCTGCCCCCAAGTAACCATGTTTATCTGAGTGTAATTAATACTAGATACGCGTGCATACCAGTCGGGATGAATAATGTTGTCGTCGTCCAAAATGTACACCCAGTCCAAATCATCAAATTCTATAGAATCAAGCGCAAAATTTCTATTAGGATTTCCAGCAAAGCCTGTGTATGGTGAATATAATGTAGTTGCCCCTTCTACTAACGTCGCGTCTTTAACAGAGGCGTCGTACACAACTACCCAATGACACTCTTTAGGAATACTTTCAGCAAGATATGGTAAATTTTCGGGTCGAGTACACGGTGTAATTATGTGGATCATTTTTCGTTCCTCACCATAACCAAGAGCTTATCGTTGTCCCAGCCAGGTGAATACTTGTTAGCATGCTCGGCATTGATAAACGTAATGCTGTGGTAGTATTGAGTAATGTCGGCGAGCTCTCTGGCATAATCGTCTTCTGATCTACTTCTAAAGATGTCTTCTATGACAAAAAAACCGCCAGGCTTTACAAAACGATGTGCAACTTTTGCAATTCTAATCTGATCTTCAAACGAGTGTGTCGAATCGTCAATAAGAATGTCAAACTGCACACCTGATGTTTCAAGACCGTCTACAATAGATTGTTCGTGATGCACATTCATAGGTATATACACAGTATCGGTTAGTCTGTCTTTGAGAGCGGCCGTAATCTTCTCAGGATAAAATTCCCAACCCCACAGTTTTGCTTTAGTAAAATAGTTTCTCCAGCAAATCATAGATTGATTATACTCAATCCCAATCTCCCCGAAGTTAATCTCCTTATGACGCAGGGAAGCAAACAGTAAGTCGTACACTGCCGTGTAGGGATGACGATGTCCGCTACTTGACCCTATGTTGTAAGGAGACTTGTCTGTCGGGAACCTGATACCTAGGTCACACAGTGCGGTTTTTGCATTTGTGGAATCAATTACCAATTGATTAAATTTTGTTACGTCCATCAACGTTCTCCCTTATTCCACTGAGTAGTGGTTGGTACCGGCGGAGGGTCTCGAACCCCCGACAACCTGCTTAGAAGGCAGGTGCTCTATCCGCTGAGCTACGCCGGCAAGCGTGTACCAGTGGGGATTAACCACTGGTACCAGTTAACCTTATTGATCTGATTCCATGCGCTGAATTGCAGCTGCTTCCTCTAGTTCTTCCGGCGACGTCATAGACAACACCATGTGAAATATACCCGATGAGCAGTTAGGACACATGGAAAGCGGCAGCATGCCAATCCAACCCATCAAGCCCCAATCCTCATCCTCGTACTCGGTGCTACAAATAGTGCAGTCTTTACCCACAGGACTCAGCGGATCTTCGGCTGAATCGTAACTCAATTCGTTTAGTTCACTCATTTTATATACCCCACTTTCCTCGTCGTAAAATAATCATAATAATTGCGTAGCTAGCCAGGTCCATAAGAGTATCGTCGACTGACTCGTTCTTTGGTTCTTTTGGCTGCGACCATTTTCCAGTACCGATATCCCAGCCCATCAAGTTCATAAGACGGGCTGTCTTATCCCACAAGCGAACAGCTACTCCCTGCTCGCCAGCCCCTTTAATGTTCCAAGAGGAGTAGTCAGCGGTCTTTTTTTTGTGCATCTGAAACAAATCATCGAGAATCGTTTTAAATTCTTTCGATTGCTCTGACATCAGATGCTCATTCTTGGGCATGTATCCCGTAGACTTCAGTAACGGTGTAAAGTCAGGCCCTTCCTTTTCGGATTGAAGCAAAGCGCTCAGTTTTGTCTGAGCTTCTATTGCTTTTTGAAATAATTCTTCGTCGTACATGCTAATCCTCCCATAAAGTAATGTGTTGCAGCGATGTGATTGCCTGCTGAATTTCTCCCCAAGCTTGACGTGCTATCAAACGATGTTCTTCTTGGGTATCATTGGTTACACGGACTTGACAGTAATGCATCCAAGAGCGAAGGGTGCCACTCACATACATACGAGAGAGAGTTAATCCCTCTGGCAGTACACTGCGGGCGACCTCTTTAGCAACACCGTTCTGAATGGCCCAATCGTAAACGCGTGTAGTCTCCGATTGCAGATAAAGAAGTTTAGCTTCCCACGCATCGTGCAGATCCTGATCGTCAGTATGAATGCTACTTTGACGATTATTCGCATCCTGTAACCGAACTTCCCTACTTACCATCCCCAAGCTTTCAACAGGATTTGCGTATCGTTGACTGAATTCCTGAAAGGAAAAACTGCGATGGCGAAGTATCTGACGTGCAATGTCTCTTGTCGTATTGATTTCCATTACGATTGTGATCATCTCGAAAGGAGACCAGTGACGATGCTTCATCAAGTACTGCAGTAACTTATCAGCAGTAAGATGATTGTTCTGATTCTGAGGATTTGAAACGCGAGCAACATACGCCACAAATTCCGAGACACTGACGTCACCAAGCTTCCCTGTAGGTTGCGTAACTGCTATAATTTCAGCTGATCCGTGAGACGGCATCTTACTTACCTCCTAGAAATAACATAGGCTCGAGATCAAAGAACTGAGCAAGTGCGATGCCCTCTGCAACCGACGGCTTACGCTCTCCTTTAATGATTTCCTCTAGCCGTACAAGTGCAATACCTGCGAAATCGGCTAGCTCTTCCTTTGTTGCTTTGGCTTGCTTCAGCTCTGCAAGTATTAGCTTAGGAATGTTTCCGTTCATGGTCCACCTGCCCGTAATGATGTCGCTTCAGTATCTCAAACTCTTCAAGTTTGCGTTGCTCTTCCTCGTACCGTTCTCGACTGGTAATCAAAGTTCTCAGCTGTGGGGCGTGTATACTGTACGAAATATCCTCACAGGTACAGTCGCTTACATACTCACCGCAGAATGCACAAGCATCCATTACTTACCTCCACGTAGATACTTAAGATAGTCACAAGCTATCTCTAAGTCAGAATTATACCACATTTTACCGTTCGGCATAAAAATGATAGCACCACATCCATTGCCGGCTGTTTCTGCGTAGCCGATCTCTTTCGAGAACGAGTCAATGCGCTTGTAGGCACCAGTCAACAAGGCTAGGCGTTCCTGACTGTGACGGTAAAAAGGGCGAAACAGAGTGCCGATGTGCGTATGCCCGCCTACACCAATGTCAAACGGCATAGTTAAACGATCGAAGCCGACCTCGATACCGTGGGTTGGGTTAAAGATACTGCTATACTTCCACTTATGGCGAATCAGTGTCTCCCAGGATCCGTTACCGCAGGTAACTGTTGTGCGTACTTCAAAAGGATCGTACAGCACGTGAGTATCCCCTAAAAATGTAGGAATGATATCGATGCCTGACAATTTATTCGTCCAGTTATCGTGGTTACCGCTGACAACAAGCAGCAACTTTTCCTGAATCATCTCGAGCCAGCGTCGAAACATAGTTAGTTCATTCTGAAAACTAACCGCTTGGTTTCGCTGCAGGCCTTGTAACTTAGTTGTAATCCAGTTGTCGATGCCATCCCCGTGAAAAGCAGCGTACATGCCCGGTGTTGAAGAGATAAGCTTAGTGTCCTTAAGCACAGCATTATAGTCGGTGCCAGCATTGCCAAGATGCAGGTCCGAAAGGAACGCAATGCCCGTTGGCTGATCACCTAAGTGAATTGACTGCTTTTTCTTCTGCTGATGCACTTCACGCACTTCTTGGTATACAGAAGCGGCGGCTGTCCATAAGCGATCTGCATAGTCCACATCATAACGATTCGAGTCTACCCCTCGGATGGTTGGCGTTTGATCGGACCCGCGAGCCTCTAGCGCCTTAATAGCCTCTTGCTCTGTAGCGAAACGACCACCGTGTATCATCTTCTGCTGTTCCTTGTCCCACCAACGGATACCGTAGCGACCGTTACTGTAATAAATCCCCTTCATAAAACCTCCTGCTAAACGTCTAAATCTTGTTCTGGTAATTCCGTAAATGTATCGTAGTACGCATTAAACACATTCCGAGCTGTAGTGTGTAGTTGCGGCGGAACTTCGCGAAGTACACTTCCGTCGTCTATTTGAAGTTTCCGCCCGAGTAACTCAAAAGCAAACTTTAGGGCATCCTTTGCAACCCCTGCGTGTAAATTGTGGCGCTGTGCTATCTCGTGAAGTGCATAGCCTGATCCCCAGTCTTCCAGCATCTGCATAGTTAGCGGGTGGTTATCCCGTAAGAAGTGGCTGTTAGCCTTAACCACCATTTCCAAATTGATTCGATCCTCGTCATTCAGTCGGTTTGCAAACCAGTCTCTGAATAACTCACGTAATAAAAGACGACTCTTCATAATTTATAGGCGGCCAGCACAGTTCGACATGAGCACAGATCCGATTACAAAAATATCCTTGATCAATCTTTGTAAACTCTGTATCGTTAAGTATGTGCACGAGCGACTCCTCCAATTTCTGTATTTTTGTATCGTAGTCCACCATTACAGCAGCCTCGACCAGATCGAGTGTCCGCAGATGATGCCAATAGACTGCCTTTGGTTTTACTCCAAATAGTTGTTCGTAAGCCCACACATAAATCAGCAGTTGCGGATTGTTTGCGAGTTCGGGGCCAGTTGGTTTTTTACTACCACTCTTGTGATCGATAATGCAACCATCCTCGGTGATCATGTCGATAAAACCGCGCATGAGTACTAGCGGATTTTCTGCTGGGAATGGAAGTCTAAATCCATATTCAATACGAGCGGGAACAAACTGATCCCAATTCAGTCCACGCAGGATTGTTTGACCTAATTGTGAAGCCTTACCGATAAGGTTAGAGGCCACTAATCCCTTCTCGCTGCCTACTGCCGAGGCAATTGCCTCGTTAAAGTAGTTTGAAAACACCGGCAGAAAGTTTGTTTTGCCTGCATAGTACTCCTCGATCGCGTGATGCAGTGCTGAGCCCATGACCGTGTACACATGCTTGTTTCCCTCGAGGCCTTCGATGTACTGCATTTTGTACAAGCGCGGGCAAGTCTTGTAGAGGTTGAAGCGAGAAGCTGAAAAATCGGGCAAAGTACTCATTATTCGTTACCTGTAGGTGCGTCAAAACGCATCTTAATTGTGTAAGCAGCACTTGCAAACATAGACTTGTGATACTCCAGCGACTTAACATAAGCTTCGTGTTCTGCAAACTGTGCTTTGAGCTCGGCCAGCTCATCAAGCAGCGAAGAGGTCTCCTGAATTTTACGGGATCTAGCTACGTTGCTTCGTGGCTTGTCCTCTTCTACAGCAATCTGCTGCTCAATGCGCTCAATATCCCGCTCTTTTAGAATGATCATCTGCTTTAGCCTTCCGTATCCCTTGTAAGCCTGAGTCACTTCATAGTAGTCGGGTGAATTCTGTACCCACATTTCTAAATCACTCACCGAGTTGCTCCTCTAGGCACTTATTGATTTTCTCTGTCAAAGAGTCTAAATCAAAAGTAAGTACACAATTGTCCATTCCCTGAGCCTTCTGGCCCTGATACTCGTACCATGCTCCAGACTTCTGAATTATATCATATTCCAGAGCTAACGACATAATGTCGTACGAGGGCGCCAAGCCTTTACCTTTTAGCATTATGTATTCACACTTCTGCCCCTCAGCGGCTTGCTTATTCTTAGATATCGTTGCCTGTATGTGAGACTTTTCTTCTTCGTTCTTTATCTTGACTAGGTCAAGGATAATGCGGCTAAAGTAGCGCAAAGATCGAGGACCGAACGGCTTCTTCTCTGAACGAGCCATGGGTGAGATATTTGCACGGTACTGATTAATAAAGATAAACAATGCGTCTGCATTGTCTACCGGACCAATAAGGCGGATAATCCATCGAGACAGAAGGTTAGCGGCACCTGCCATACGTGCTGGATCGTCCACTTCCTTCTCAAATTCATCCTTTGTCACAATAGCAGGAACCGAATCGAATACTACAATTTGAATACCCTGATTAAGAAAGTATTCAATTTGCGGTAAGCATTGCTCGGCATAGTCTGGGCGGTATACCAACAGCTTCGACACGTCAACACCGATAGTTTTGGCGTAGTCGGTGTCGAATGTACGTTCGAGATCGACAAATAAAGCGTTGACGAGTCGAGTAGTTTTGCCTATAGTAAGACTGACATCCTTAATACCGAGCTTCTGCGCTTGAGATACGTAATCCAGCGCCAAAGTAGTTTTGCCGTGGCCCGGTTCAGCCAGCAGTTGCATGATGGTTCCGCCGCGAACTCCCTTTGAACTACCCATAGCTCTGTTGAGTGAGCGGATAGAGGAGGGAAAGTATTGATGAGATCGTGGGGTATCACCAAAATCCATGCCGTCTAGGTTTAGTTTCTTAGCCACAAGTCGCTCCTTACTTATCGTATTTCATTGTAATCGCTGGATCTACCTCGACCGTGCTCCCCAGATTGGGAAGTACTTCTCTTGCAGACTCTTCCATCGCCTGCTTTAGAATAATCCTCGCTTCCTCTGCGTAGTCTTTGGTACTCTCCAAGATAATCTCGTCGTGCACCGTAGAGACAATGACCGCTCGCTTCATATCCAAACGCTCGAAGGTCTTGATTAAGGCCAACTTCACCATTGTAGCAGACAGCGCCTGAATAGGAAAATTCGCTGCCTCTCGTTCAGCAGCCTCCTTCTTCCACTTCATTGTAAAGTCATCCCTGTTCCAGAATCTTTTACGGCCGAAGCTATCTGCTACCCAGCCGTTTACAACGGCCGACCTAGAACTCTTCTTAAGCCACTTAGTGGCCTCCGGAAACATCGCCTTCCACTGCTCTATTATCAAGTCTCCCTGCTTGGGTGAGTATTTAGCGCCCACGGGAGCCAGTTTAATAGTCATCTGCTTAGCCAGATTATCCCCGCCGACTGAATAAGCGATCGAGTAATTAACCATCTTAGCGGCCTCTCTCCATACTTTATAAGGATGTTCCTTCTTGTTATCCGTAGTTATGTCCTCTACCTTCAGCACATGCTTTGCAACGTACGTGTGCAAGTCATCCAGGTTGGCAATCAAACCCTCGTCACCACTGGCATCAGCAATGATTACCAATTCAATAGTTGAGTAGTCTGCTATAATCATTCGGCGGCTTTCGTTCTTCACTGCGAATGCGTGTCGAATACTCTGCCCAATTCCCAAGTCCTTCATCTTTTGATCCGAAGGCAGGTTCTGTAGGTTAGGACGTGAACTACTAAACCGCCCGGTAGCCGCTCCGACTTGGTTAAAGGTGCAGTGAATGCGTCCCGTAACTGGGTTCTCCATCTCCTGCAAGCCCCGAACGTAAGTGGACTGAAGCTTGCGAGCACCTACAAGAAATGCATAGGAATTCAAACGGTAGTTATCGTACCTACCGTAAGACTCAATCGAACCGACAAGATCCCCATCGAACTGAGCAGTGTCCACTACGTGATCTTTGGCAGTCTTACGGTTCTTAAAGTCCCACTCGGTGACCGTCTGAGCGTTTAGATTCTCTAGGTCCATCTCGAGAGAGTGGAAGTACTTCAACATTTGTTGGTTAGAGGCGGTGTTAATTGCTGAGTACCCGTCCCTCGTAAACACAATCTCTTCGGCTACCCCCGCATCGATCACCATGCGTTGCAACATCTTCTCAGCGTTGTCTATAAGCGTTTCAAACGTGGGCTCCATCTGCTTTAAGTGGCTGGCATTAAACGGCATACCGAAGTACTCCATCATGGCGACAACCTTTGTAAGCTTAGATTCAAGCCTATACACATTCTGCATGCTGTGCTGCTTTATCTCGGCAATCTGCTGCAGAAAGATATCCTTAAGAACAATTACATCCTTGGCTGCGTACTCAATCTGCTCACTGCTAATACCCGCAAAGGACTCGGATACAAACTGAGTCCGAATCGTTTTGTCTAGCGTGACATTCAGACGACGCTGCGAGATGCTTGCTAGGTCGTTGCGTACACCTACAATACCAGCACAAAGCAACGCCTCGGTAACACGAGTATCGTGTATAGGGTCGACGACAAACCTACCAGCCTGATAGAAAACCTTTATGTCGAAGCTCGCATTCTGAAACACTTTAATAATCGTTGGGTCGGTAAGCAATGCTGCAAAACAAGCAACATGTTCCACAGGTATAAGGGTAAAATCGTATACAAACACTTCCTCAAACGTAGCAATTTGCACGAGAAGCAGCATCGACATTCTGGGATCAAGCCCTGTGGTCTCTGTGTCCACTAGCAAGCGCCGTGGATTTCTATTGAGCTGCTCTTCAATAGTAATTAAAGACTGCTCGAGATCCTGCAACGACTTCACAACGTTAACCTTCATGGCGAATCTCCAAGGAGTAATCGGCGAACATAAACGCAACACCGTTCCGTATAGCTACTAGAGTATAATCCTCCTGCACTACGACTAATGCCCCCGCCTCACAAACGAGGCGAAGGCACTTGGGTGTGTACGATTTACCGTCCGAGTTCTTTCGTTTCTCGGGAGGATTAGCCATCCCCGTCAGCTTTTGAGACTCGGCTGTCAGCAGGGTTGTGACAAACGATAGGTTGTCAAACTTCACCGTAACCTGCTTGCCGTACATTGGCGATAGTAGTACCTGTTCTGGAAACTCTTTTGTCTTCATACCTCGTCTATTAGCTCCTTAAATCGCTCAAGCGTCATGAGGTAATATAGCACGAAGTCTATGGTGACACAAGCAATACCAGATCCTTCTTTACAGACAAGCGAACGAGCTTGAGGCATCGCAAATGTTTTTGTTTTGAGATTGTCAAAACTTAGCTCAGCCGTAGCCTCTAAGGCTATCTTTACGACCTTTCGCATATCTGCGGACCTGATCAGTACAAAGTCTTCAGGCCTGCCGTGATACCTATAGACGAGCATTCCAAACACTGCATTCATTTGCTGAGCTTCTCGATGAATCTTCTGCAACCATGCCTTACTAATTGTTATTGACGGGCCGTGCCTGTCAAATAGCTCCGTTAACTTACATTCTATTAAGTATCTACCTGGTCGGTTAGCAAAGAGAACTGTAACATCCCCTTTGCTATTTCCGGCACCGGACTGGGGAGTTCGATCTCCACCTAAGTACTTAGCTATGCGGCGTTCCATGGTCTTAGCTCTCTGACGATTAAGGCGGTTGCGTTGCCGCCGTTCTTCCTTGAGCTGCTCTGCGGTTTGTGGACTAGTAATCGGCTTGCTGACTACTGAACTTTTGCGTACTCCCATTAAATATCACCGTGCTCACTCCGAGCTTCCCATTACGATTTTTATGAAACTTCAAACTAATAGCGCGATTTCCGGCATCGTCAGGGACGTCATCAATAGGCGCCATTTCAATGACTGCGTCTGCTACCTGAGCTACCTCACCCGAGTCGCGGACAGCGTCTAAACCTTCCCTACCCTTGGTCATTTGGCTGAGCAGTACAATTGCAATGTTAGCTTCCTTGGCTGCTTCCTTCAATGTCTGAGCCACCTCACCAAGGTCGTTGTTACGATTCGATGTAGGCGAATGACGAACAATCTGTAGATAGTCCAAAAACACTACCTTACAGCCAACTCGTGCGGAGTCGCGTATCTCTTTGCGTATCGTCGACAAACCAATTGTAGGGTCGTCGATAACAGACATAGGTAAGGACTGAAGATACATTACGGCCTGCTCAATCTTATCAGCCTGCTCTTTGTTTACACGACCGAACTGAAGATTACTGGCATCCATCTTTAACAGGTAAGCAACCCAGCGGCTAATCAACTGCTCCTTGCTCATTTCTAAAGAAAAGAAAAGAGATCGGGTACTGTACTGCCGCGCCATTTCTAGCATCGACTGACCAATAAGAGCAGTCTTGCCAGTTCCCGGCTTGGCCATGATAATGTTCAGCGTCTTCGGCAACCACTCCCCACCGAGCATTGTGTCCAAAAACTTAATACCTGTGTGTGTAAACTTGTACGTACCATCTATCTTTTGATTAAGATCTCCAAGCATACGTTGAGCGCCTGGCACAAGAGTAGTGTCGTGCGACTGCAGTATCGGTGCAAAGTTCAATGCACCTTCAATCTTCTCTTCGTTAGGGTAGTACTGGCGGGATTCAAAGTCAAGCGACTTAGCTGCCTCAAATAGCTGCCGACGTCTGCCTATAAAGCCTAGCTCGTCGATCACTGCCTGCTGATTTACATTTACCTGAACAAGCATTTGTGCCGGAACATCTCCAGCCAAAGCCATGCGCATAACCTCGTACGAACACTCACCGTAGCGAACGTAAGCGTCCTTCATAGCAAGAAGTATGTCTTTGCGTTCATCAGAGAACAGTGCAGGAGTAATGATGTGCAGACTTTCTGGGTTGGCCATTAAAGATGATAGAAGTCTCCACTCAGCGTCCTTGTCGTAGTACATACGGCCTCCGTAATAATTGAGCCCATTCATTGTAAGGAAGGGCCTTGCTTAAGATTAGTGTAAACTCGGCAGGACCCTTTGTCAACAAGTAGGTATCCAAGTCCATCTTGTTTTGCTTACCCAGCGGAAGCGTAGCAATTCGTAAGTTTGGGAGTCGTTGAGCCAGCTTGTCAACTGCCTGATACACGGACTCTCTTACAGAGGATTGTGCTTGTGAGTCAAACACGACAGTCTGAGTTCCCTTGGCCATAGAGCGCAGTCTCCAGCGCCATACCGCAATACCCGGAAGTCCTACTGCCTTAAAGCCAAACTGACTAGCTACAATGGTCTTTATTTCTCCCTCGGTGATCAGATGGTCGTACTTGAGATCTTCTGCGTTGTAAGGCCACTCACCAGCGCCTCTAGACGATGTTGTACCGAATGGTCCCTTGTACTTTGGCTCAGCGTTAATCATAGATCTTCCGCGGATGTCTACGACACCTAAAGTCAGCGGGTCGAGGTAGGGGAAGGTTAGCCTGTCTGCAAGCGTTGGCGTGCCTCCTGAGGTCATCAAACCAGACTTTAAAAACATATCAGAGCGCCCGCGATCAAACGCCTGAGTACTTGGGCAATACCCTATCCGCAACCGTTGAATAGAGTCATCGGTAATTCCACGCTTATGAGCATACGCTCGAGCTTGCGGCGTAAGACAAGCATGATAGTAGTTTGCTACCTCGGTATACACTTCACGTATCTCTAAGAGATCAGCGGGCTCTCCTTGAAATGGTAAACCGCGCTCTGAATCGTATTGCTCAGCCTTTTCAGGAGTCGAACGATACTCACAGTTAAAGCAATAAGCCATCCCGTTATCCGGAGTTACGTAGAGGTTATCCCCTCCGCAGCTGGGACATTCAGACTTGTAGCCCCTTCCCATAGCGCCTCCAAATAAAAAAGTGGGCGGTGTGGTTAGCACCGCCCGAGACAAGAAAGAACTAGTCGTCAAATAATGTGTCAGCGGCCGGCACAGCGGAAGCTCGTTCAGGAGTTGCGTTCATCTGCTTAGCAACAACCTGTGCAACTGTTTGCTCAGAGCGCTCAATTAGTCGCGGCATTGCCGAGATTTCATAAGCTTTCAGAACCTCGCTGTAATCCATACCCTTGAGCAAGTCCTTGATAGCATCAGTTGGAAACGCCTTTGCAAACATGTCAATGTCATACAGAGGTAGTTTCAAAATCTCTGCAGGAATTGGATCACGATTTGCTCCGACGTACACAGCCCGATTTGTATTAAGGCCCTTACCACGTGTAACCAGTTCAATGTCTACCTTAGTGATGGGAACAAGTTCGTTTGTGTCTTCGTCAAATACTGATTTGCTCAGCTCTTCGATTTCATTCAACAAACCGTTCCGTCCCTGTCCCGAAGAAACACTTCCCTCAAGAACCATGATCTGCATGTTGCGGGCTGGTTTTCGGTCCGTTACTGGAACAAGTTCACCGCTTTGAGAAACCATAAATTGATTCTGGTTGTTTCCGTAAATCATCGAACCGTCATCGAGCTTTACAACCATGCTCTTGTCGAGCACATTCATAAAGAAACGACGTCGAATTGCCTCGTTGTATTGCTTCGGGAGTACTGAGCGTGCTGAGTAATCGACGAAGATACGACGCATAACATCAGCTTCACCCTTCTTCACGGTCATCCAAACAGAAAGAACTGTTTGACCCAACAGCGGTTCGTTAGGCTGAGCTGGATCCGGCAAGAACCGTACCACTCGCTTACCTTCCCGAACGTCGATGAAAGGATTTTTC